TCTCGGAAAGTCCGAAACCACCAGTTACTACTAAAGTACCTGTAGTTGTTGATGTAGAACCTGTATTAGTTGTAAGTGCTAAGTTACCTGCTATTAAAGGAGCATCAGTTCCAGAAAATACTTCTGAAGTATTAGTTGCATTATAAAGGAATCTATACCCACCTGTGCCTGTCCAGATATTTGCATTAGTATAGTCTTCATCCCAACCAAAGAATCCAACACGTGCCTGACTATCGTAGTATTTAATCTCAACACCACGATCTTTATTATCGTCAGCAACGGGGGCAGTGTCTCCACCAAGAGTAATGATGGGGTCATCTACCGATATTGTTGTACTATTTACTGTGGTTGTAGTTCCGTCTACTTGTAGATTACCACGTACTTGTACTAAACCTGTTGCAGCATCATCGTCACCTGGATCTAATACCATAGTGGCATCACTGGTTCCGATAGTATTCTGCTGTAAGTAGAAATCTTCTACTTGAACTTTTGAAGCAACATTAGTTGCTGTGATAACAATACCATCATCTGATGTTACGTTTATCTTTGCTGTTCCTGATCCTGCATTATTTGAGGTAATGTCAAGAGTTCTATTTACAGAAGAGTTTACGTTATGATGAATTAAAAGAGAACCTGCTGAACGTTCTATTGTTTGTAGAGGTGTGTTTCCAGGTCTGTCAAGTTTTATAAGTGCACCACTAATATGAGTATCAACGTTAATGTCTACTCCACCTGCACCAGTATTATCTACATTGTTAGCAGTAAATAATAAGTTTCCACTGGTATCATTTACAGTAACATAATTAAGATAATTAAATCCTCTATATCCAGTTGTCGCTGTTAATTCTTGATCTAACTCAAAAGTTTCTATATTATTACCATCAGCAAATCCCACTCTAGTGTTTTGCATCTGAGTGTTATCAACTGCAAGTGGTGCAATAGTAACGTGACCATTTGCATCTACATCAAAATCTTCTTGAGCAAATGATGCTAAACCTTTTTGTTCTGTAGCAGCAGCAGCGAGGTATCTCCAATTACTTACATCACCACTTGTATGAGTAGGTGCTCCTTGTCCTGCACCAATATTTGTTATCGCCTGATATACTTTGCTTGCATTCTCAATAATATCGTATCTATTATATGTTGAACCTGCATTATAGGTTGCATACTTTGAACCTTCAGTTGCAGTGGCAATCGGTACATTGGTTGCTTGTGTAATTCTTCCATATCTATCAACGGAAAACTTAGATGCGTTTACAGTTTCTGTTCCGAATGGTTCACCATTAGCACCGTTAGTAGATACAGATGTTAATGATTCAACGTTATATGAACCCACAACAACCGCAGTATCAGCAAGGTCAATAAATGGGTTGGATGCTACACCATCAGGTGTAGTAAATATAACTCTACCTGCACCACCAGTTAGGTTTCTAGTTGTAATCTGTCCTGTAGCAGTTCTAGTTAATAAACCAAAGGTAGTTAAGTTTGCTAATGCTGTTAAGTCACTATCTAATCCTTGTGCGTCAGTAATACCATACTCTGCAAGAGTAGATGCCAAACTAGCACCAACAACCCTACCTCTTGAGTCAACTTGAACTCTAGAATATAGAGCAGTTGCATCAGGATCATTAGGATTATAATGTGGAAGAGATGTAACTAATTCTAAGTTTGTGGCAAGGTTCAAGTTTGACGAACCGTCAAAAGATCCAGATCCAGTTATAGAACCAGTTAACTGAATTTGTCTTGCAGATGCAAGTCTCGTAGAAGTAGAAGCATTTCCAATTAAAGTCGCACTAATAGCACCCGCTTCAAAGTTACCGTCAGCATCTCGTTTAACAAGAGTGTTAGCAGCATTTGATTCAGTTTCTATCGGTCTCTCATAACGCAGAGAGTTCCAAGGTGTAACACCGTCTCCGATCTTGATACGTGAAGTATCGATCTCGATTCCCAGTTCACCTTGAGCAAGTATAGGGTTGATGTTTGCCCACTGTTGAGCACCATCACGTCTTAATTGGAGTCTATTTGCCATTGTTTATTAAGGACACTATCGCCTCTTTGATATTTATAAGCAAAATAGAAAGGGACCGACGGTCCCTAACGATTATTCTGCAATTACTTCGTCTACCGTATTAGTTTTTAGGTATTCTAGAGTCTCAATAGCACCTTGTAATTTGAGCATTTGAGTCTCATTTTCTTTTACCTTTGCTACGAGTTGTTGGTTTTCATCACGTAGTTTTGTGTACCTGCTTTTAAAATCGTCGAGAAGTTCTTTCTCGTCCATTGTCTCAGGTGTGTCTACAGTCATTGTTGTTTCTCCAGGAATGATTTTAGTAGAGATTTGATCTCGGTCAATTCAGATTTTAGCACAGAAACGTCAGTTTGTAAGTCGGAAACTTCCTTCTCTTTTTTCTTACGTTTTTTTGCTGCACTACCGCTAGTTGCATTAATATTTAGCACAGCACCAGAAGAGGTATCTCGAACTAAATTAGGGTGTCCTCTAACCTCTTGGTATCTTGGTTTCATTATAAATCGCTTAATGCAAGGACTCTAAGGTTTTTAACTTGTGGTACAAAGCACTGGTTAGACGAAGTAAGAATAATTTTAACCTGTGCTATGGTAAATTCAGTTCCCTCAAAGGTGTACTCAAAGTCTCTGTAAAGAAGACTCTCAGTCTTTTGGATTGATTTATCTTCAAGACCATTACCATTAAAGTATGTATATCCTATTTCACTCATTGGGATTGATGTTCCAACAGGGAGAATCTTATACATAACCTTAATTTCTGTGCTAGGATGTCTCCATCCTTCAAACCTAACTTTCAATGAGTTAGCAGGATTCAGTAGGTTCATCACTTTAGTTACATAAACCGCTGTATCAAGATCACCAGTAGGTTTCTCTGCATCATTACTACCAATCGCAAGGTCATTAACCCTGTTCATAGTTGTAATTAAAGAACAACGATCTGTATCAATTACAGGTGAAATATTAGCATTGAATGTTGTCATTACCATTTGAACGTTCAATGACTTAGAACCAGAAAGTTTAGCATCTTCATTTACTTGTGAACAAACTAACTTAGGTTTATCAAGATAATTATCTTCATTAGCAATCATATCGTAGTAGATGCCATCATTAATAAATGATGCTTCAGTAACATTATTACCATCTTGGATTGATGTACCAGATACTGCATTAAGTCTAGGTACAACTTCAGTTTCTGGATATACAGTAGATTGAATTTGAGGATAAACCTGATCAAACTGTATGTTTTGTGTAGCAACTATCTCGTGTCCACCACTTACAATTCCTGCTGTAGAAACAGATGTAACCGCAAGTTTATATGTATCAAGAGTAGGTTCACCAATAGCAGTGTGTAATTTATTAACTTCCGTTAATGGAATACCATCAAGGTTATAACATTCAACAATACTATTAGCACTATGTGCTAATGCAGCAGTTCCTGCTTGTCCACGAGAACCAGATGGTAAAGTAAAGATCTTACCGTCACCAGAAATACCAGTATATTCAATAATCTCAAAATGCTGAGTAGGAATTTCTGGATCACGAATAAGAATAAATCCTTTGTTAGATGTACTTACTACAGCACCATTAATAATAGTATGGAATGCACTACCATCTATAACGTGTAATTGGAATGAACCTGTTACACCATCACTTGCTGTAATACCATTTGTATGATATGCAGAATCTAATAATGTTGGTGGGACTTCAGACTTAACACCGCTAAGTTGTACTGAGTTAGCACCATCGTGCATACAATGATTTGCGTGACGAACTTTAATTTCAGTTGCTTGGTTGAAGTAAGATATAGGAGCAGATGGATAATCATTAATATCATCTCCACCAAATGATGTTCCACTTGTTCCAATAGTACCAGAACCAGTAGTAGCAGAGTTAATTACCTGTGTAATTGCATCTCCGTCAGCAAATGTTCCTGTAATTGATTTGACTGTAACAACTCCAGTTCCTGCATTCCAATCAGTAACCATTGCAGATGCACCAGTACCGTTTGTTATTGCTGTACCAGTAGCAAATGTTCCTGCTACACCAGTCAACGTAATAGTACCAGTAGATCTTGAAGATACAAGTCTATAGATGTAACTAGCACCAGATGCAACACCTTCTCTAAATGTTCCTACAACATCATCAAGTATTAAGTATGCGTTAGATGATCCTTGTACACCTTGAACTACTTCACGAACAATAGCAGATGGAGCAGGAGATACATCAGTCTGTGTAATCTCAGCACCGATTGTAAAGTTAGCAACGTGGTCTGCAAGTATTACTTTAATCTCAGGTTTTGTAGTCTCAATAGCATCTAATCTTAGTCTTGATATACCAAAGTTACCTTCTGCAAGTTCTGCATTATTAAACCAAGCAAGACCTGATCCGCTAGTATCAAACTGTGCTTTATATAATACAAATTTAAGATCCTCATACTGATCGGCAGTCCAAGTAGATGCGTTCTGTGATTTGAATAACACACCTGCATATGGTTGTTCAGATATGGTTCTATCAGATGTAACATCATCTTCACCCATTCTTGAGATCCAAAGTTTATATTCATTAGAGTCAGATAATACAACTGCACAATAGTCTCTATTCTCAGTCACATATACAGGTGATGGGAATGTAAATTTAGTTGCAATAGTACCGTTTTCAGATAAGTTAATATCAGATGGAAGTAAAGTAACATCAGAGAATGCAAGAACTTTAGTGGTTGGATAACCATTTGCCATCTCTCTTATCTGTACTGATACAGGAATTCTTTCATCACGAGTTCTAAAGTATAGATCAATACTTGTTAAGAACGCACCACCCTTAGATTCAACTAAGAATGATTGAGCAAGAGGGTCATACCATCCAGTATCTCTAACACTTGTTGTTGTAGTATTAACTGTACGATCTTGAGATACTGTATCTCTTACAAGATCAGCATTTCTAACTGCAAGAATTGTTTGTTGTTGAGTTTCAATAACACCAGAAGCAACGTAGTTATGTTGTGCAGCAGAATCAACTTCACCAGGAACTCTAGAGTCAGTTGGTGATGTAGTCATACGTATAACACGAGTACCAGTAGCAAAACGTGGGTTGGTACTAACAGCAGGATTAGGAATCCACATAATTCCTTCCATATCACCGTTAGTATTTGAGACCATACGTTTTGGTTTTACAACAGCACGAGCACCAGATGTAGCACCTACAAGAATCTCACCTTCTAATGGGTTTCCATAGAATGAACCCATAACTGTGTCTGACATTGTTCTAGTATCAATGTTCAGATATGGAGTAGTAGATGCGTAAGATGATGGTAATTCACTTTGATCATAAGGTGATAAACCATCAGTAAAACCATCATTAGCATCAACAAGTTTTAAACGACAACCTGATGTCTGACCAACAACTGTTTCACCAACAACAAAAGGTGTATCGTTGGTACGAATATCTTCAACAGTATTCTTGATAACTTCAAGAAGTTTTGGTGATGTGTAGAAGTTTACATCTACATTATCAATGAAAGAATAGAATCTTGTGTTAGGTTTTAAACGTTGAATCTTAAACGCAATATTTCTAGATCTAATAAATGGAACAATAGTTCTTTCAATAACACGATCACCTAATGACTGACGGTCAATTCTAGGAACAACACGAGTTCTTAAACCAGATCTAGTTTGTGAACTTGTAGTATTAGTTGTAGTTGTAGTAATAAATCTAATACCAGGTCCACGCATAAACACTGTGTTTGATGCAGTTGTAGTTGCAGACCAGTTAGTTCTCCAAGCATTCCATTGTGTAGGAGCAAAACCACTGTTAGCATCAGCACCTAAACGTAGCAAAGTGGCATTAAAGTCACCTTCAATATTTACAACTTGATCAGGAGCACGACGTGTATCTACCCAGTCATCTGATGATGGGAATAAATCTAATCTACCAATATATGCAAACACGTTAAATGGGTTTACATTCTCAACTCTAGAAGCATATGGTTGAACAATGAATCTAGTTTCTGTATATGGTCTAGTAACTGTTCCTGTTTCGTGAAGAGTTACACCAGTAGATTGTGTTGTACTAAATTCTAAGGATACGTTAGTTGTGTAATGTGAAGGACGTAATACACCTTCTTGGAAATCTAATGATACACCAAAATCTTCGTGGGTAGTATCAGCAGAATCGAAACTTGTAAAGTTATCTACTAAGAAACCATTCTTGAATTTATCGAAACCATCACTATCTTTAATAGGTAGTGTATTAGTTTCCAACTCAAGCATATTAAGAGAAGTATAATATTCTAATTGGTCAACACGTTTCTCTATTGCACCAATATCACGCATTGTAAATCTACGATTATTCTCACGAGCAATACTTACATCAGCAGGACTGTAACCATATGGTTTATGGAACATTGTTGCAAGTAACATTGCATTATCAATATTTGCAGGAATCTCTTGCTGTTCTCCAGATATACCTGTAACAACTTTAAATTCTTGTTGATCTGTTAAGAATACTTTATCTACTCTGCCAAGATAGAAATCATAGTCACAACGGAAATCAGATTCTGGTTTAGGAATATCGATAATAGTAGCATTGTTAGATACGCCTCCTGATGCGAAACTACGGTCTTTGAAGTCTAATGATGCACAGTTTACAAAGTATGGTGAACCAACGGTTCCTGATCCTGATAATACAGGAGTTACACCTGGACGGAAATCAAGAACATCTCTAAGTTGCTTGCTTACACCATCTTGATGGAATGCAGGAATATCATCATAATCTACACCAACATAAGATTCAGCAGCAAAATAGTCACCAGTTGCTTCGTGAACAAACCTGTTAAATACAACTTTAAGTTTTCTTAATGGTTTAGTAGATTGTGCAAAACGAACTAATTTTGAAATATCATAATAATGTCCTTGTTGGTTAGTATCAAGGAAGAATGAAGATGTTATATTTTTACTACCATCATCTATAGAACCATCAGCGTCATTTATAATACCAGTAATTACAACGTTGTTTGCATTGAAACCAGTTACACTTTCACCAAGTTGGAAGAACTTATCGTTCTCATATACAAAGTGGCAAACATAAGACACTGAGTTAAAGTTCACAACTCTTGCCTTTGCCTTAGATGTTACACCTTCAATGATTGTACCTTTCTGGAAGATAGTAGCATCCTGCATTGTAATGAAAGGAACTTTAGCAGAATTATCATCTAATGATTCATATACTGCGTGCACTTTATAAACATCAGAAGAGCCCAGAGATATTTCTTCGTCTTCAATTCGTGTACCATACAGTGAACCATAAGCAAGACCATACTTAGGAGCGTCAGAAGATATATTTGTTTTCTCAATCTTCATTACTTCCATTTCTGTAGCGTTCTTCAACTTCTTCTCTGCTTGGTTTTTAGATACAGAAGTAATTAAACGACAAGATGTAATACCTGTTAAACCAGAAACTGTTAAAGATGTTCTAGGAGTACCAGTGCTGTTAAATGTTAGATTAGGTTCAATATCAATTAAAGTACCTGCTGTTGGTGCTAGTTCTACTAAAGCATAATGATCTTTATCATAAGCAAGGAATTGTTCATCAGCAGGAAGAGATATTGTAAAGTCATTAGAACCTGTAACGGTAATATCATCAAATGTTCTTGCAACTATTGCTGATTCGTCAGTAATACTCTTGATAGAATCTTTAGGCATCTCAATAAGAAGATCCGCAGTTTCTTTATCATATACTTGTGCTCTACGACGAACCATAAATGAATAGTCACCATTAGATAAACCACTCGCAGTACCTGCTGCTGTTAGAGAGTTTGTTATTGGTGATGTTATAGTTCCTCCACCTATAGGATAAATTCTATCAATAGTATAAGTATCTGTTCCATTTGGTGTTAAAACGTCTCCTGGACGTAAATCAAGAGCAAAGTTTGAACTTGTACCTGTTATGGTAGTGTTATTAATATTAAAGTTAACACCACTAATAGTAGTTTCATTATCAAGAACTAAATCACCTGCAAATATAATAGCATTAGTATCTGGATCTTTACCTGTTACACCTTTAGCGTCTGTTATCTGGAAAGCAAAATTAGCATCCATTGTACCTATTTCTACACCATCTTTCTCTATAACTTCTCCTGCACGGAATGTACCAAATACTTGATACACTTTAAATAAAGTTTGTCCAGATACAGCATCGACAACAAATGCTTTTGCTCTAGATGTTCTACCACGAATAACAGCACCTTGTCCCGCAGTTACTGCTTGAGACATTTGAACTGTAGTTAATGGTTGAATATCAAAGATGTATGTTTTAAATACTGTAGAACTTGATGTTACAGTTGTTCCATTGTGATACTCATATGCAGCACAACGTGCGTATGCTATAACTTCTCCAGATGCGGTTAATGATCCACCTGGGGCTGTGTCTCTAAATTCAAGAACCTGATAGTTTGATGATATATTATTACCGTTTATAATAGGTGATCCTTTTACATTATTCATCAGCATATAGTTGCCGAGTTCAAATGGAATGATTGAGTTCTGTAATGCTTTTGTTTCTCTTGGTTTTGCTATATCTACAAAAGTAGGTGCTAGGGTTTCAATCTCAAATCCTCTGACGTACGCTTTTCCTGGCGATACTTCTAAAGCATAATAAGCAGGAGATGATGCTACGTTACCACGAGATGTAGATCCTGGAAGATATACACCATTATTTTCACCATCATTCTGATGTTCTCTGACTCTTAAATCAAATGCTCTAACAGTATAGTCACCTGACTCGTCAAATGTACGACGAGCAAGTTCTCTTGCTATTTCATTATATGGAGTTCTATCTACAAATGATTCTACATTTGCATTATTAATACGAAGTAATTCTACAAAGTTTTTATCTGTATCGTCATCAATAACTTTTTTAGTTAATGAACAACGAATTCTAAATCTATGTGCTCCAGGTGCAGAATAGTTTGATGTTCCAGTAGCATTGTCATTCAATGATGGATCATCTTCTGGAGTTACAATAGATTCAAATATTTCTAAACCAACTCTGTAAGATGGATTGTTTGTATATTGATCAAGAATAATTGTTTGCTCATTTACATCAACAAAATATCCACGTATAAAATATACACCATTAGCAACAGTAGCAGTAGAACCAACAGCAGTTGCAGTCGTTGGTAATAATTGTGCAAAAGGTGTGCCAACTTCAATTAGAGTAGATCCAAAAGTAAGTTCAGCATCACAAACCAACTGCTCATTAGCAGTAAAAGTTCTAGTGTTACTGTCTGTTCCACCAGATGTAATATATTTTAGATAAAGTGTTATATAACCACGTTCTGATTCTGTTGCTGATATAGAGAATATAACTTTTGCTTTGATACCAGTTGTTAGACCTGTAACTATTCTTCCTTCTAATTGTGAACGATATAATTCTACGTTAGTTCCCAAGAAACTTGCTTGTAGCAATACTGCTTTAGCATCTAAGTCATAACCTATTTGTCCAGGGATGACCATTGCACCATCCTTGAACATATGAGTTCCCATCGACTCAACCTGATTTTGCATCAGTGATTGAAGCGTGGTTAATTCTCTTGCCTGTATTGGATACCCAGGACGGAATAAAACTTTGTAAAAGTTATTATCCGAACTAAAGTCGTCGTAATAAGGACTGATATTGAGGTTGGTATTCTGTGGCATTTCTTAGAACTCTACAACGATTTTGATGTCTTCAATTTGGTCGCCCGCCCTTGAGATTGCTCTCCTATTGTCTATGTAGATCACTTTTCCTGAGTCCTTTTTCACTTCTGGTTTGGCGTAACCAGATGTAAATGACATACCTAAATCATATTCTGTGTTGTTTATAACACGTGTTGCTTCACCAGGAACTACAGGGAAGTTGATGTCAGGGTCAACAGATGTACCAGAACCCGAACCAACTATGGTGTTACCACCAGAAAACTCAACTTTGTTACCAGTAATCTCAGGGAATATACCATCAACTCTGTTTTGATAAAATTTCAAAACTTTAGTTATGGAGTTCCAAGAAACTACACGACCACGAGCAGTGACTTGTTGTCCACCCACAGTACGAGTTTGAGTTATGATTTCATCAGTATTAAATGATCCTGTGAAATCAGGAGAAAATATTACAGCGTTTGATGCTGACAAAGTAATCGCATCTGCTAATTCTTCTGTACCAAACTTAAATGGATTTAGAACTAGACCAATACGACGATAATCATTATCAGTAGGGAAGTCTCCAGATCCCTCTGAGTATGTAAATTTGGTGTTAATCATAACTCGGAAACCACCTAACTCAATAGCAGGAGTAGATCCGTGACCACCTTTAGGTGGAATAATAACGTCAATAGCACCACCAGATCCTGTACCAGAACCAATACCATTAACTTCATCAACAATGATCTTACCGAAGGAATAATTAGATCCTCCAGATGTAACTGTTGCAGAAACAATACGACCACCATCTACAACGATAGAGATACGTCCACCAGTTCCATCTCCTCTTAGAGGGATGTTTTCATATGTACCATTGTTATATCCAGATCCAGATGATTGAATAACAACAGTATCAATTTCTCCTCCTACAGCATCTGACTGAACAGCAGTGTCAACTAACACAGGCATATAGTCTGCTGAGAAGAATTTTAGAACCTGCCCCACTGGGATGGTGTACATATACTTCCAACGATAACCATCAGCAGTGGTGATAATAGAAGTAGAAGTGCCAGTGGGTTCGATCGTACTAGGTTTACCGTTCGGATCAGAGGGTGACGTTCCATTGTAGATACATTTGTAAACTTGATATGAACTGTTAACAACATAGAAATCAGCATCATATAGTTTAGTAGCACCACTAGAAGCAGTCTTACTAGATGAATAGTCGTTACGATACATATCGTAAACATAACCCAAACCACCAGTAGTTTGTTCTGGGGGTATCCAGTCAATACGACGTACAACTTGAATAGCGTCACTAGCAAGGACACGCTTCATAGAAATCATATCGTCATATGCGTCTGAAAACTCTTGGAAAGAGTCTATAGGAGTTGGAGGATTATTCTCGTTATCCCATTCTTGAGGACGACCAATGAAAACATACAAACGGTCACGATTTGCACCCGCAACGATGTCACTCTGAGTCGAATCTGGTCCCTCAAGTGATTTGATGAATTTTTCAGCGGTGAAAATTCTAAATTGATCGGTAAGTAATGCCATTGGATACTATGTACCTTCCTTTTATTTATAGTAGTTTAGTCAGGTTCGTTTCTGATGTAGGATGGATAATTTATAAATTGGATAACACCTATAGCACCTGACGTACCTCCAGTGATATTTTCATTCTTATTCCAAAGATAATTTCCTGAGTTTGCAACTGGATTTATACAGACAAGTTTTTTTGTAGTCGCATCCCAAGATTGGACTGTTGCTGTTACTCCACTTAAACTTCCTGTTACGGTTTCACCTTGAACAAAGTCATTAGTGTTATTCATAACACGGAAGATAAACTCAATAGTTGCTAAATGCAAATCACCATCACCTAAAGCACCTGCAACTGAGACAGTAGGAGATCTATTAGGAAGAGACGAATCTGTCATTTGGTCTCCAACTTGGAACAATGAAGTGTTTTGTCCACCTAATGTTTCCTCAATACCATATAGAGATGATGCAATACCACCATCAAGACTGATAGCATTTGCAAATTCTGTATTAGTATTTACTAGATCAGGAATACCATCTCCTGCTCCTTGTAATTCGTCATCATCTTCAAATTTTTTATCTTGTATTAGACCAATAGGATCTGTTAACTGAACGATAGTATCACCTATAGAATCAACTAATACGTGTGGTTCAACACCAGTAGCACTAGATGATGCAACACCACCAACAAAATCAATAACTTGAGATATAGTATTTGATGATCCACCATCAATGAATGCTAGTTTATCAACTTCAAATACCAAATATAGTGCATTAATCTCAGGTCTCCAGTCATATACACGAGCAATTTTGTTACTTGAACTTTCAGATGTTCTTATAACACGATCACCTACATTAAATTTATATTGACTAACACCATCATTATCATCAGCAAGAGTATCTAGGGTTACTTTTTGATCATATCTAAAATTAACAGCACGGTCACAACCAACAAAAGATGTAGGAGTTTTACCAGTATATCTGATAACTTCACTTCCAATTAATATTTTTCCTGATCCAGGATAAGGTGCAGTAGTCTCAACAAATATTGTTTGATCGGAAATACTTACATTATTAATAAGACCAGTTAAATTATATAAAAATGAGTTAAATGCTTGTCTATTTCTAGACCTTTTGACTAAATCTGTATTTCTAGTAAAAAGAACTTGGGGTTCTGATGAGAAACCACCACCAGGATCTAAAACATCAATAGAAACTATTGAACCTAAATCTACAGTAGCGATTGCTCTGGCACCACCTCCACCACCACCGTTGAGTAATATAACAGGAGGAGTTTGGAAATATTCACCTGCGTTTGATATATTTACTGCTTTAACAATACCAAATTCATCTACCTCTGCAACTCCAGTAGCACCTTGTCCACCTCCACCAGATACGATGATATTAATATCACCATTTTCATAGTTAGATCCAGTATCTTCTAATGCTAAACCAGTTATTAATCCAGTAACAGGTCTAAGTTCAGCACCTGCACCACCTCCACCATCTATTTCAGCAGTTGTGGCATCACTAAAATATTGATCCCCATTCGATAACATCTGAATATACTGAAGAGAACCTGCGGGTGCAGTCAATGTTCCATCAGGAGCATATTGATCTTCGTCCCATAATATTGCTTTTGCAGCAGCACCATAACCATTACCACTTGTGTTTATCTTAATCCTGAGAGGATCATATCCTTCACCTGGATCTAATACTTTTACAGCAGCAATTTGACCATTAGTAATTACAGGTTCAAGTATTGCTTCTCTTAATGGTGTTCCACAATTTCCAACTTTTAATTCTGGAGGGTCCCCTGCCACATAGCCAGTACCCCCATCATTAACAAATACGTCCTTGATACCGAACGTACTGTTAAAAATGGGTTCAATAACTGCTCCTGATCCTGGGACTGTTCTTGCCATTACCTAATTTCTATAGTTCCATTCATAGATGAGTGGATTGTGCATTGATAATATAAAGTTGTAGGTGCATCAAAAGGAACTGTAAATGACTGCATAGCAGTTTGTGATCCAGTAATACCTGTAGTATATGGAGTTCCTGAAAGACCAGTTGTAGACTGTATTCTTAGTGGATGAGATGATCCAGTAGTATTATTAAAATCGTATGTAAATCCACGATAAAGAATTATATTAGGATCTGTAGATCCTCCTGATGGTAATCCAGGTCCATTAACTGTATAGTTTGATTGTCCAACTGCACTGAATGTATATAAAATTGTTGGAGATGGTTTATATACAGTTGCATTATTATATCCTTTAATAACACTTGCTCCCGCAGGTGCACTAGAACCTTGACGTTTGAATCCTCTATCAACGTCTTCAAAAGTTGTACCATCATTAGCAACCTGTAGTTCACCATTAGTATCAATTTTAATTTTTTTGGTACCAATATGAATTTCAGTTCCTGTAGGAAGAACTAAGTTGTTACTTCCATCAAGCGATATTTTTTTAGTACCACCACTACCAAATCTTATCTCAGAGTTTTCTGGAACTTCTAAATTACCAGATCCGTCAAACTTAATAGACTTTGCAGCATCACCACCAAAACGAATATCTGTTCCTGTAGGTAAATCTAAATTGTTGTTTCCATCAAACTTAAGTTCTTTAGCAGAACCTGGAGTACCAAAACGGATAGAACTTGAAGCAGGAAGTTCAAGAATACCATCAGTATCAAATGATATATCACCAAAACCAAACTTTAGTTTCTGTGCACCAAGATCTACAGCACCATCTTCTTGTTCAGTAATTAATTTATTTTTAGATGAAATCTTAATATCACCAGATACTGCTAGTTCTTGTGTTTGGTTAGCAGTTCCTGTAGCACTAACTGTAACAGTACCACGAGTAGCACCTGCTTCAGCAGTAAATGATGCAAATGTTGCTTCAATTTTATTACCATTAACATCCTCAATTTCTAGAGGTGTTCCCACTTTCATCGCACTAAAACGTAAACGAAGACCTTCTTCTTCTGTAGAGTTTTCTGACGCTAATTTAGATGTAATAGTACGAGTAGCACCTGTGTCTATACTATGAACAGTATGTGCTTTTCTCTTTCTACGAGTAATTTCTTGATCAGATCCTATAGAAATACCTGTATCATCCATCCAAATAGTAGAACTGGATAGATATAAATCCCTAAACTTAAGTGAGTTACTACCTAAGTCATATGTGTTGTCGGTGTTTGGTAGAAAATGAGTTGAGATAACAACGTTATTAGAACCATTGTTAGTCAAGTTAGTAATGGCATTGCCCCCACCGCCACCACTACCTTGTAAGTCATCACCAGGTTGGAATCTTGAGTTTGCTGTATTCCATTTTAGTACTTGACCATTTCCAATACCAGTCAAGTCAACATCAGTCAAATTAGATGATGCCAGATCTCCTTCTGTAAATACTGTTCCATTCCATTTAAGGACTTGGTTTGTTGATGGTGATCCAATACTAACTTGCAAATTAGTATTATCACCAAGTTGGGTGTATAACTCGTTAATTACGTTATTAAGTTTTATAGCACCGTCTCTGAGGGTATCTCCTGTACCATCATTTGCCGATACACCGACGTTTACATTCTGCTTAGCCATAGTAGGGGGTTTTTTCTACAGTTTTATTTATGTCATATCGAAGGAAGTTGTCGAATTATCCAGTGTAAAATTCTGTATAGTAAAGTCAGGGTTGTTATTATCCCTGTCAAAATTAACTGGAGTCATATCGTATTTTCCAATACCACTGTCAAATTTGAGGATACTGGCATAATCTATAGTCGTTCCACTACCTGTTACAGTAAGGATCGCCAAATTACTTATTAAAGGTGAGTTTTGTGCTTGAGTAGATGCACCAACTGGACCAGTCAACACACATCTATAACGATAACCTGTCATAAATGGTTGAGCATTTATATTCAGTGTTGCTGATGTATTACCAGTTAAGTTAGACCAAGCAAATCCACCATCTGTTGATACTTGCCACTGATATGCAATAGTATCATTTTGTGGTTGTATTTCTGCTAACAAACTAAACTGTTGAAGGTTTCCACTTTGAATAGTAGCGTTTGTTGGTTGATTTGTAATTACAAGAGTAGGGGGTTGATCGGGAGTATCGCCACCATCATCAGTAGGTGGTGCAGTTTGTGTAAAACCATCATTGGCAGGTACTACCATTGCCTCTTTCGAGGTCAAACCCATCATAAAAGGAAATACTGGATTTCCAGAATTATCTTCAGTAAGAAAGTATGCAAAAGTACCACTAGGATACTCAGGTGTTACACAATGTCTACCGTTATGTGTATCTAACTTTCCTGTTCCACCAGTATATTCATAATCTTCCATAAACACACCTGCGGGGTATGTTGTATCATATGCAGGTCTTCCAGGTGCTTCTTGAGTTCTTACTGTCCATCCAGAAGACATTCTGATTACAGGTGTAGTGTTATCATTAGCATCTGTATATCCATAAGGACCATACACAGGATAACCATCAAAACTATAACCTATTATCTTAGAGTGACCATCAGGGTGTCTAATATTATCACCATTATATTGAGATGAACCATAGTAATCATTATATCCTGCCATCACTTGATTGGCATTCCAACAATCTATGAAGTCGCTGTCGTTATAACGGTACTGACCACTTGACTCAGGATACCCACCACAACTATCTTCTCCATAATTAACAGCAGAACCAATACCCGCTGCCACGTAGGAAAATCCTGACGGGGGCGACCCATCAGTTCCTGCACTAGGATTAAAGAAGACGACACCGTTTGCAGCAATACCAATAGCACCCAAACCGACAACCCCAGAATCAGACGTGTTTGATCCACCTCTGTAAACAAAGTTGTGGTTGAAAGCATATGATGTAATTGTGTTTGAATTGTTAGCATTAGGAAAAGTTCCTGAGTTCACTGGAGATGGCAAACCATCGCCAGTTACTGTTAGGACATTATTGCTACTATTATAGGATCCATTTGCTGCCATAAGAGTATTTAGTCGTCGTCAAAGATTTGGGTAGGTGTGAAGGAACTGAGTGTTGTTGCACCGATGTTGACGGTAAGAACAGCAGCAGTTGATAGAACAGGGATTGCACCGTTAGATGTGATACCAACACGATATTCATCATTTGTATCTGCCTGTGTAGTAGCAGCAGTTGTATATGTAGAACTAATTGCTCCAGTGATATTGTTCCAACTTGATGTTCCATAATCTTTTTTCTGCCACTGATATGAAAGAGTTCCGTTGTTAACGTTAATTGCTGAACCCATATACTGATGATTACCACATACGTAATTAAGAGTAGCAGGAGCATCAGCAGCGACTGTAATGCTAACACTACGTGTTGTAGCAGCATTAAATCCCGCAGCATATGTTGCGTAGTCTGCAACTTGATTACCGTTAAGACGATATACAACACCAGTCTCATATCTACTATTGCCACCATAAGCAGTAGCATCTTCACTAAAGTAAAGTGCGTGAGTAGCATTGGTAACATCGTTTTGATTAAACTGATATGTTGCTCCACGAACAAATACAAGTGTTGGTGCTTCAGTGCTTGAATTAAATTGACCACCAGTAAAGTTATAACCTTTTCCAGATCCTTGACCATAGTAAGGATGGTTAACAGACTTATCAGCAACATTAATTTGATAAGCAACAACATTAGATATTGTTACTTTTGCTGCAACTTGGAATGTAGCAGTCTGACCTTGGTTAACAGTAATATTTCTAGGTGATTCAGTTATTGTTATAAAGTTCTCTATGACTCCAGTACCACCTGTTACAGGTATGAAGTTAGGATCGTAAATATCAATACCACCATTTAATGCAGGTCCTGTAGGTCCTAAGAAATCATCTGCAACAGTTGTATTTGCAACAATAGTAGGTAATGAATATCCTTGACCTGCGTTCTTAACATCAATTCTTGCTACACCAACAAGTGCCTTAATACGTCCACCAAATCCTGTTGAAGATATAACATCAACTTGTGGTCTTGTACTATAACCATCACCAGAGTTTGTTAATATCGCATTGGTAATACGTCCTTTTTCAATTTCAGCAAGTGCAGAAGCATTACGTCCTTTAACTGCTCCACCATACTCAAATGTAATTAGAGAGTTAGATGATTCAATAAGAGCAACTGTTCTTGTTTCTTCCTCACCATCAATGATAAGTTCATCACCTGCTTCAATAGGTGGTACAACTGTTGCTGCAATAACGTCAACATCAGAACCAACATAAGAGAATGCAACGAAGGTTGAACCTGCACGAGGAACTTCAGAGAAGATAATTCTAGAACCAACAATTTCAAAACCAATTCCAGGTTCCTGTATAACACCATTTAACTGACAAATAATATTGTTCTCAGGTAAGATTGTATTTGATTGTACACCATCAGTTAAAGTCAATGAGTAGAACACTCCATTTAATTTTAAGTTGAATGAGTTACGTAATGAATCAAAGTCGAATGATATATCATCTAATTGTCTTAACTTACCTTTATATACACCGTGGAAAGTTGATCCTATAGCAGGTGCTTCAGTAAACTGTATGTTATCTGAGAATGCTGTGAATGCGTAGTCAGCACCAGGTGGTTGTAAGATACCATTCACAAAGATCATCATATGTCCTGCGGGATCTGGGAAGTATTGTGTACCATTTCCTTGAGTTAGTTTAAATGCCTTTTGTACACCATCAAATCCTCTAAAGAATCTACGTACTCTACCTCTTAAAGATCTAGCAGATGAACAAGCACCTTTGAAACCATTGTCTCCAATAATTTGTGAGTTCTTCTGGAATGTTCCACTTGTTCCTTCTAAGTGGAGAACAGCACGAGTACCAAACTGTGTAATCTTAGCAATCTTACCGTATGCTGTTGTATCTGTTATTGTAACTGCTGCAACTCCTGTATATACGGATGGGAATAGAGTTCCAACTGGTACTTTAGCAAGTTGATATTGTGAATTACTTGCAATATCAGAAATAGTTACACCTTCTGGAGTTCCAGTTTCATTTGCAACAAATACGTAATTATTATTTGTATCAATCTCAGTAACAGTCACTGTCCAACCAATACTAATACCACCAGATTGAACCTGTAATACATCACCAACATTAAATGTATCAGTAACACCTGTATCAGTAATTAACTGAACATATGTAAGTCTTGTAATTTGTCTACCGTGTACATACTCACCAAAATTAGGTAGAGTAACAAAAGATTCAATTTCAATAATTTGATCAGTAACAGATCCATAGATAACATCTTGGGGTTTAAACTCTCCAGTTACTGTGGTGATGTCGTAAGTGATTCTACCACTCTGATTATCAATTAGTGCACCGTTATTGTTTCTAACAATTAGAGCAGTTGCTTTAGATCCAGTATCTGTAGAGAAGAACTTATCAGTTGCAATAAATTCACCCTGACGGAAATTAACAAGAAGTCTATCGTGCTCATCAGCAAATGTACAAGTACCACCAGATGTAACACCTTCTATAGTATCACCTGCTGTAAATGTTCCATTGTAATCAATCAACTTAATATATGTCTCGTTATCAGTAGCAAGAACCTTACCAGTATTTTGAGTAGCACCTTGAACAACAACTGTCTCACCATTCTGAATCTTGATTCCAGTTCCACCACCTTGTGCAGAGAATGTATTACAGGTCATATATTTTGCCTGATACATAATATCTGCTAAATTATCTTCCATACGAACTATCTGAGCAGTAGCACCAGATGTTCCACCGTAGATAACATCAGCAAGGTTGAAACCTGCTTTGATTGGTGTTGGTACATCACGTGTTCCATAAGTTGTAGGTACACGATCTACACCTGGATCTACTTCAACAGCGAGTGTATGTAACTGTGATGCTAGACCTGGACTTAGATATATTGGTTCTCCATCAATATATTCTGTAAGAACTATCTTATTAGATGTTGAATTAGGATGTACATAATAGGTTGTTCCATCAAGTTCTGGAATATTAGATCCTAGAACAATATAAGCAACTCTATCATATGGTTCAAAGTTATTAGCAACATTAATAACTCCATCATAAACAGCAACACCTGCGTCAAATTGTGTTCTTAAGTATGTTGTTGGGAATTGTGAGTATTGTAACGCAGTTAATATTAAGTGGAATAATTGATGTAACTTATGAGATGCAGTCGCAGTAGGACGTAATTCTCTATCAGGATTAGTTCCATCAAGTGAATAAAGAGGTTGGTTAGCATTTACACCAGGATCAGGTGCAGTTCCTTTTAAGATATGATCCATCAACTCTTTAATCATTCTTGCGTGATAAAGAAGACGAGTTCTAAAGAGTGTTGGGTATGCTACGAAATTACCATCAGCATCAAACCAAGAGTTAACTAATTGTAAAGTCCTAGCATTACCATTTGTAATGAAGTCATATACAATCGCTTTTTGTATTGGTTCAGCAAACGAAGCATCTCCTGCATAACCAGGATATTGATTTAAAGTTTTCTCATATGATTCTAATCGAGTATATGTGTCATTGTATATTAATAATCTTGCAGATTGTTTATACATCTCTGTGCCACTTCCAAGACCGTGAAGAAGTGTCTTGAATAGTACGTGTGCAGCAGATGTGACATCGTAACAAGTTCCACCTTTATATACAGTGTTGTTAGTGACAGGTGCAGTTCTGGTTATAGTTGCAAGATGACTACCATTTCCTTGAGCAGCAGTATCAATAGTATTAATAAGTATCTCCCAAAGGGTATTAATCGCTGAACTCTGTGTGGTGCAGTTTCCGTTACCTGCTGAATCGTAAGTTATAGAAACGTCACGTCTAATAGCACGTTCACCTGTAAGTGGCCATTCGAGTGGTAATGTTCTCGTAATTCCATTTAGATATGCTGTAGGATTACTTGTATTACTACTATCAAATAGATTGATAGGAATACCCATTAATGTTGTTATAGACGCTGCTTCATTTACACAACGAACTCCACCACCACCAATAATAAAGGTTATAGCATTAGTATTAGCACTTACAAAGTTGTGAGGATGATTACCACCATAAGATACAGCACCAGAAACAGCACTTACAAATGTATGTGGATATTGTTCGTTTGTAGGTGCAGGGTTTACATTAACCTTAATACGTCCATTCTTAAATCTAACACCTCCAGGTGCAGCAGATATGAATGTATGAGTGTAATTTCCACCTGCACTTATTGCATTTGTTGCAGCATTTACAAATGTATGAGTAGTTACGTTAGTAGATGGGATTCTTCCAGATGCTAAAACATTAACTGTAATAGTTGTTTGACCAACTGCTTTTACTTCTAAAGGAACATCATATGCTCTATCTTTCTTCCAAGTAATATTATTTGTAGCAGAAGAAACATATGTGTGTGGTGTTGTATTTGTTGAAGGTATTCCAGTAGATAATAAAACTTGAACTTTAAATGTATTTGCAGTTACATCTGAAATTTCTAACCAAGAATTAGCAGCAGGGTCAGTAGCACGTGGATATGTATGATTTGTTTGATTGTTATCTTGACCACAAGTAAATGTTAGAGAATCAGTTGCAATCTTAATTTGATCACCATTTGCAAATCCGTGTTGAGGAACAGTCAACTGCATCATACCTGTAGTAGGTTCATATACAGCAGCAGTGCTCTGATGTATTGTAGTTGTTGTTCTAGGATATGAATGCTCAGTAGCATTATTATCTTCTAAACAAGTAAATATTAATGAATTATCAGCAATCTTAATGTGTGATCCAGGAACAAGACTGTGATTACCGATTGTGATAACCATATCTCCTGTAGTAGGACTGTAAACAACATTTGATGGAGTATAATTTAGAGTATTTGTAGAACCAACGTTTACATCAAAAGTATTTGTAGCAACGTTGCTGATTGTTAGATACTGGTTTGATGCAGGATCACTAGCACGAGGATAAGAATGTACACTATAGTTGTTATCCATTGTACAAGTGAAGTTCAATGAATTATTAACAAGTCTTATCTGATCACCATTACTAAATCCGTGTTGAGGAACAGTCAGGGTCATAGCACCAGTAGTAGGTGAATATGTTGCTCCTGTTGCTGTAAACGCAGAATCACTAATTTCTAAAACTTCTAATGATTTACCACTAGCATAGTCAGTAGGACGAGGATATGCGTGGTTAGTAGTATTACCATCTTTTGTGCAAGTAAATGTTATTGCATAATCTTGAGAGAACTTAATATGTCTTCCAACATTAAGATTATTTGTACCAATATCTAAGAATAGATTACCAGTTGCTTCTTCATATATTGCATCAGTAACATCGTGAGTTCCGTTAGCAGTAGTTCCTACATTTACTGTAAATGTATTTGTAGTAAATGCTGTAACTGGTAATAAAGCACCGCTAGAAGGATCTAATGGTCTTGGATATGTATGGTTTGTTGCATTACCATCAAAATCACAAGTAAATGTTAATGAGTTTTGAGCAAGTTGAATACTATCACTTGTAGTTAAGTTATGACCATTAACAGTAAGTCTTAAATTACCTGTAGTTGGGAAGTATTCTACATTTGTTGGAGTTAAGTTACCAACTGTTGTATTAGTACCATCAATAGTAATACTAGAATCATATATTGCACTTCCTTCTGTTACACCATTAATTGTAACAATCTGCTGTCTCATTATTTGTATTGCAATATCTCTTGCTTGTTCAAAGATATATTTAACTTCTGCTGCTTGGTTACTAATATGCTGTATAGCATTTCCAACTGTAATATAGAACTCACTTGAATACCACATACGGTTGTTACCACCGTGCTTTAAGTTGAATACTAATGCTTCAAGTAAATCTACAACGTCATCAACACAAGACTGATAATTATAACCACCAGAGAATGCCAAATTAGGATACTGAGACATACCACGACCAACAGCAGTTGTAGCGATAAATCTTATATTATTTTCAATTTCATTTGCAGCATCATAGTAACCATTGGTTGTAGCATTATTATAGTAATCAGGTCTCTGTATTGCTTGTCCTAATCCACCTGTTGCTGCCTCACTCTCATAGGGAGTAAACCCTAAACGGTTTCTGATGGTTAGGATTGACATATCTCTTGCTAACTTAAACGCATAGATTGTCTCATCAGATTGATTAGTTACGTGACTTAATGCTAAATCAGTATTTAAGTATAAAGCAGCAGCATCATATGTCTCGCTGTTACCACCAAAACGTAAATCGTGTGCTACAGATTCGATGATGTCAACAATATCATCTTCACAGTTAACTTTACCACCTGGAACTCTAAACTTCTTAGATTGTGCAAACGATGTTTTAGTTAGAATATCAACTGCTTCACCTGCAATGGTCTTAGCATTTTGCTGTAAAAGATTTGCAGCGTCAAGATCTCTATCAGATCCAGTATATGCTTTAGGATCTATTGTAATAGTATCGTCACGATAAACAGACTCATCTGTGTATAACATCTGATAGTAATCAGAGAAATCAGCAGCGACTTGAGCAGGGTTCTCATTTCTACCAATTAATAAACCTTGTATTGCTTTTTGTGCTAACTTCTTAGCATATTCAATCGCATCAATCATTGCAAGCAATTCATCTTCAATATAATTGATATTAGTCTCATTATCGAGATAACTATCAATCATTGCTTGAGTTTCAAAGTTACCACCTGTAACCAAGTCACCTGCAATAGCAGGAAGTATATGATCTCTAATATCTCTTACACATTTTGCTCTATTAGGTATTGTTAGTTTATTTACTGTTGAGAAACCAACTTGTACTTGATATTTGTTTTCAATATAATATACTGCTTCATCAGCGATTGCTTTTCTATTAAAGTAAATTAAATCAGCACCATCTCTAAATCTATGACCTGTAGGACCTATAACATCTAATAGATCATCTACAAGAGTCATAATATCAGTTTGTATCTGTGAAGATGCAGGAGATGCAAAATAATTAGGAACACGAACTTTAGTTGAATAAGTTCCTTCTAAATCTGCTTCATCTAATGTAATTACATCAATACAAAGTTTTGCAACTTCTCTCCAAGTATAGATTGATTGTAATTGCTCACCACCAATATGTTGTAATGCACCAGATCCTTCAATGTAAGCACGACCAACAATGGTTGTTTGGAAGTTACCACCTGATATAAGATCGTCAATTATAGCAGGAATAATATATGATTTAGTATCACGTAGACAAACATTAGATCCATAACCACTCATACCACCATCACCAGGGATGACAAAATCAGGGTATCTATACTTAAGACGACCAACTGCTTCTTCAGCAATATAGTCAATATTCTTACGTATAACTTCAGCACATATTCTATATTCTTCACGACTAAGATCAACACCTTCAGTTGTAAGTTCAGAACGCCATAGCTCAACTTCATCAGCAGTAGCAGTAGATATTATATGATTAACGTATGTTGCATATACTGCACTCTGTTCCATAGGGAATGGTGCTTCACCAAGAAGTGCGAATGATACATCTGTACTATCGTTAAAGATAATAGGGGGAGTAAAACTACTATTGTACTGGGAAATTCCTTTGCGGATTATAAGATTATCAATCCAACCATTGAAAGGATTACCATTGTTCCATCCTGCACCAACAGTAATCTTACTATTTGCATTATAATTGTTTGTATCAGTGTATGTACCCATCTGCTGACCATTTACAAACAGTTTAGTAACACTTGTAGAACGAGATACTGCAATATGATACCAGTTATTGATTGTAGTAATAGCAGAACTAACAGTAATTACATCACTAGCACCTATAGATAAGCGAAGTGACTGACCAGACATCAATATACCTAACTTAGTGTCAGAAGATGACTCTCTAAGATCAATAAGTCTCTGTGTGCCAGTAACAGAAGCAGGACGTATCCATAATTCCATTGTATAGTCACCAGTAGCAGCATCTGCTCCATCACCAAATAATACAGCATTACTTGATGGGAAAGTAGCATATGAACCAGATCCAGTAAATCTAAGTGAACCAGAATCAGTTTTAAATGTTAATTTATCTTGAGATACGTTTGCATATGTAAGTTTAGAGTTGGTTATGTACTCACCTGCTTGTAATACACCACTAATCTGTTTAGAGAAGATCCACTTGTTACCTGCATTAGATCCAATAACATCATATGTTGCACCTGATGTAACTGCTCTTACAGTATCACCAAATACAAAGAATCCACCAGATGATTTATCTCTATAAGCGTGTTTAGCACAACGTAAAGTTTCTCCATCCACAAAAGCATAAGGAGGAAGAACACGAGGTACATTAGTAATTGCCCACTGATATGTTGCAGGAGTGCCACCTGTAGGATCCTCTAGAGTATCAGTAATGATTCTCATATAGGATGTTATAGCATTTGCCTGATTAACACAACTGTTAGTATATCCTGCATACGCTCCAGAAGGTGCAGTCTCAGTTACTGCTGCTTCAAATGCTGCTACTGTTCCTGGAGATGCAGTTGATCCAAGATTAGTAATCAAAATATTCATTAGTGTAGTAATTGCTGATGCAACTGCCTGACAAGTTGGGTTTGCAGGATCAGCGGTTATAGATGTATCAGTTACTTGATTCCAGTTATGAGATCCTGCTTTTGTCCAAGCATTATTTCTCATTACTTCAATAGCAATATCTCTTGCCTTAGTAAAAGCATCTACAATAGTATCTCTATCACCAGATGTTACACCATACTGTAGAGTTTTCTTAGTTGCTTTATATACAAAGTTATTACCACCGTGTGCTAAGTTATAAACCATCGCTTCAAGAACATCAACAATATCAGATAAACAATGAACATCTCCACCTGATACGTTATATCCTGGATTTTGTGTTTTAGCATAATGTAATGCTTCATATGCAATGAACCATTTATTAGCAAGAATTAAATCTCTTGCATCACCGTGACTATTGCTTATAACAGCAAACTCTTCTGTGATAGTAGGATCTCTATATTGAGGTAGATTAGTGGTAGTTGTATTAATAACTTCATTGCGGATACACTGTATCGCTAAATCACGTGCTTTGTTAAATGCGTATATTGTTTGTGCTACTTCACCATCAACGTGATATATTGCATTACCCTGTACATATGTACTAGCAGCATCCCAGATTTCTGAGTTACCATCAACTTCTAATTGATATGCAACAATATTTAAAATATCTACAATATCATCTTCACAATCTCTATCTCCACCTAATGATGGAACTACAAATGATGGGAAAAATGCCTTCATTAATCCAACTGCTTCTTCAGCAATGAATCTAGCATTCTTTCTTATCAATACAGCAGCATCAAATGAACGTTGATCGTCTACACCTACTAATGAAGCGTTATCATAGTAGATTTGTTTGTTACGTATTGAGTCACCTGCTGCAAATTGTGATCCTGACAGATAATTATATCTAATTTCTTGGTTTCTTACCTCTTCAAAGTCTAAGAAGTCTTGGTTATTAGCAGTTCCCTCTTCATATAGTTCTTCTGGATTGATAACTGTCTCAGAAATATTGTCTAAGATAGTATTTGGATAGGTAATTGAAGGAACACGTTGGAAAATTAGACCAAAGAATGATGATGGAGGTGATAAATCAACAGTATCAATGATTTGTTGAGATACATCGTCTGTATATGGTGCAATTACAGTAACTCTTGCAGCAATTTTAGATGCAGCAGAGTATATTGTGTCGTTAAATTTGATATTAAAGTCACCAGTTTCAAATTCAGATGTACCAGATGTACGAGAAACTACCAATCTAGCGTCTACAACACCATCTCTAAGGTTATTTTCTTCAATAATTGCAAAATCACCTTGTAAATTTGTTATTCTTTCACCTTGTTCGTAAATTGTTTTGCTAGTTAAACCAGTTACAGCACTTAATGTACCATCAAATCCACTAGATGACGCTAAAACATTGTCACCAATCTGGAAAGTACCTTCTACATCGATAACATCAATGTAATCTACACCACTATCAATGACAGTTGCAGTTCCCTCGTTCTGTAAAGACCTTACAGGTTTACCTGTTTGTGGGAAAATACCAGATGTTGTACTAAATGTATATCTTATAATATTAATTTGAGAGAATGTAAGATTTCTAAACTTAATTCTTGATGGTGCTTTAGGTGGTTCTGAGAATACAACAGATGGACCAGATGTTGTGAATGCAGTTCCAGGTGACTGGGCAACACCGTTAATAAGAATCAATAATTGATCATCAGTTGCAGTTACAGATTCACCTTCTACAGTCAATGGGAATTGTGTTTTGACACCATTAAAGTCATTATCAATATTATCAAGTTTTTTAACAATAGAAGTTAAGATTTCTTCAGAGTTAGTAAGTCTTCTTTGTCTGAATAATACTTCAGTGTTATTAAACTCGGTATATATTGGTTGTGAGTTAGCAAAAGATGTAATCTGATTAATATTAGTAGCACTAAAGATATTAACTTCTTTAACAAGATCAGATACAACCTTTCTTCCTGATATATCTTTACCTGCTGCAAGTGCCAATTCACCAAACATATTGAATCCAACTGGGTGATTGGTTTCAAGAATACTCTTTCTCCATTCGTTAATAGGAGTTTGTGATTTAATAACGTAAGAGAAGTTCTGATAGAAGTAAGAGTCTTGAATTTTCTGTACAATTTCAGATGGTTTACCAATGTCATCAATAAACTGACCAGTAGTGGTTGTCATTGAGTCTATATTCAATGTACCACGAGCAATAGATAAGTTATCAATCAAACCAGATGCACGAGATACCTGTGCAGTTACACGTTCTCCAACAGTCCAATTTCCGTTATAGTTTTCAAGTTTTAATATACGAGGACCAATCTGCCAACCTTCATTATCTGAAACGTAACCTGTTGCAGTAGCAGTTTCTAGGGATGAACCTTGATATACAAGTTCTCCTTTTAAGAAACGAGATGTTTGTACAATAGCAGTTGCTTGACCACCAAATACTTCAGTAAGAAGAATCTGACGACCATCACCTTGAGTTAAGAATGTAATAAAGTTACCAGACTCAGCATCAACTTGTGTTAGTGCTATTCTAAGTTGGTCTGCTTCAAGTGAATTTGCCTCACCTGCAATAGCATAGTAAGTGGTTGTAGAACTTAAACTAACCAAACCTGCTGAACTTGGTTTTGGTAGAACACCAACTGTAGATCCTAAATCTTCTGCTCTAAGTTGAACAGCAGCACCAGTTGTAATACCGTGTGGGAAGTTAAACTGTAAATATCCTAAATCAAGGTTTACAACATAGTTAAATTCTGACTTAAGTGTAACTGATGGTTCAGAACTATATCCAGATCCAGGATTTTTAATTATTATTTCAGATAGTCTATTATTTTTAACAATCGCTTCTGCTTCAGCACCTGATCCACCACCACCTTCAATAACAACTCTAGGAATTGATGTATAACCAGAACCAGGATCTGTAACCTTAATTTCAGAAAGTATAGCAGTATTAAACAACTGAAGGTTTACAGGGAATGTAATCTCAGGTCTTAGTGTATAATCGTGAGAATAACCGAAACCAAATTCATTATTTTTAAGTTTCTTAATCTTACCAATACTTGTACCTTGTAAGAACACAGATGCACCAGATCCCTCAGCAGGAATTACAACATCAAGTTGTCCACCAGAACCTTGTAATAGTGATCCCAATATTCCTGGAATAGTATCAATATCAATAGATGCAGTAGTATATCCTTTACCTGGAGATGTTAATTCAACAGCAGTAATAACACCTGTTAATTCACCATCATCTGCAACTGTAATATTACATAGACCACCTTCACCATCTCCTGCAATAGGAACATTATAATAGATGCCATTAATGTATTCTGTACCACCAGATATGATACGTATTTTCTCAATTTCTCTATCAGATGATATATCAGTAACAATAGGTAATTTTTGATAGAAACCACCTGGGTTTACCAGTTTGATACTTGCAATAGGACCAATCGCTTTTAGAGAAGTTGTACTATAAGATGCTCTTGTAAGACCTGTTTCAGTTGTTCCTAAAGGAGCAGTTGTTTTTTCTGGTTCTACAAGAAGTGGGAATGTAAATTCTGTATCTGATAATATCTGATTAATATTAAATGTTCCTTTATAAGGAGTTTCTATAACGTCAATAAATGATGCTTCACCTACAGGAGAGTTACTTGGAAGAGTTCTTGATGGATCGAAGTAATATGAAATATTGGTAACATCTTCATCAACAATAAACTTAACAAGTGGTTTAGGTGATGTTTGGTCAGTTAAACCTGGGATACCCTCTCTAACAATGTTTACAAAAGGATATTCTAATTTATATTGATTATCCTTAGAGAACGACATATAATATCCAAAATTAGATGGATCATCAAGGTCAAATATGTATTGATGTTTACGAACAAATAATAATTGTGGATGTTTAGCGTAGATATTAACACTTGCAATAGTAGAACTTGTAAATGAAGGATCTTGTACAGCAGTTGATCTTAAACGATATAAGAATCTTCTACTATCAAGAACCTCTTCTACAAAGAATGATCCACCATATTCAGTTGTTGTAAATCCTTCAACAAATATAATTTCGTTTTGAGTAAAATTATGCCTACTTGTAGAAACACAGAATACTAAATCTGTAAATGCTAGAGCACCAGTTGGAATAATATCTTTATCAAGATTCGATGTAAGATGGAATTTCTTAACTCCAACTAAACCTGATATTGTTATTATCTTTCCAGTAGCATCGAATGTTGCTGAAAGACCAACAGCGTCAGCATCAATGTTATCACCTTTAATAAATGCTGATCCCTCATATACTGCTTCAATTCTAATTGAGTAATCTGTTGCTACAAATGGTCTCCAAGAACCAAATTGATTTAATGTTCCACTAGAATATGAAGTATTTGCAAGATCTATATTAAAACTACCTGCATCACGAGTATATACCCAGTTTATATTTCCATCAGTTACTGTACCAATCGTATGAATAGGAGCACTAGCACCAGAAACTCCAGTAGAACCTGCTGTATAGATCTTACCTGCATTATAAACTTCATCTCCAGTTGTATAACTGAAGTTTGTAAACCATTGAGGTATAGTTGTTTCAACTAAAAATGTTTGATTAATAAGGTTTACATCATTTGCAGTTGATTTTAATTTCTTAGTAGTATCAAAATTACCAATAATATTACCAATATCAACCTGTCCTTGTGCTCCACGAACATTTACAATAGTACCGTATGCACTGACTACATCTTGTCCACCAATAACTGAATACTGTTGTAATATAGAACCTTTAGTAAAGTTTGCTGTTTGGTTAAATGTTACTGTCTTTACAGTATCAATAGACTGATATATTGCATCACGAATATAGAATTTAGGAATAACAGTAGTGCTTAGTAGTAGTTTTCTACCAAGAGGTGTTGGGATAGTAGCAGTTCTAGTCTCATATATCTGATCTGTAGACGTAAATGAGTAAGTTCCTTCAACATTATTTGATACAACATCAGCATAATCAAGTATTTGTAGACCCGCAGGACCTAATGTCCAATCTCCAGAAGTAATCACCTGGGTATTAAACGTAAAGTCGTTCACAGCGGCTGCGACTTGAATCTGCATACCAGTTTGAACGGTGTTTAATGTATATGTTCCAGTCTTAGTTTGTTCTCTATCTAACTTGTAGCAGAAAGCAGATACTGTTTTATTAGAACCAACTGCTTGTGCAGGAGTAAATGTATCACTATATTTTGCAATACCTGATACAGAAATATTATCTACCCAACCACCAATAGAACTAGCGACAACAGGAGATGATTTACCAAATAATAGTATAGATTTAAGTTGTGTATCTATAGTTGTACTTGTTACATCAATTTGTTCAACACCATTGATGAATACTTTATAAACGTAAGTACCAACACCAGGAGTTGACTTAACAAGAGCAACGTGTATAAATGCTTCGTTATTAAATGTTGTCCAGTTAGTTGTGGTTGTAGATAGGTAAGTATTAGAACCTAACTTTAAACGAACTTTACCAAAATCAGGACTTGTAGCATCACCTTCTAGTTCTACAACTGCATTATCACCTGTAGTAGGAGCAACATCAAAAATATTTGGTGTAGAACTTTGAGCATTGTATTGTGCTTGCCCAATAGCGATCCACGCTTCAATAGTATAATTTGTTGCTACATCAGCACCCCAGTCTAACGATAGTCTATTCGCAGCAGCACTGATATTTGCTGACTGTGCACCATATTTCCATTTAGAAGTATCTAATGTAGGATCTACAGACCATCCTGCTGTTAAAGTATTATTATATGTTTCATCTCCAGTTATAGTTGATTCAAAATTGAGTATTGCTAATTCATTAGATTCAATTTTATTACCTGCAATAATAGTATCACCAGAATTATCGTTACTAATTGTAGTTGGTTGGAAACCAATACCACTAACCTGTTTTACAGAAGCAGCAGTTAATATATTACTTGTATTCCAAGAAATCTTGAATATGATTGCTCTATGATCATTGAAAGCATATTTAACGTATGCACCAACATCAATATTACCAAATATATCAAATTTAACTCCAGTTGATTGTATATCTTCAAATACACCAGTAGGTGAAAGTAATTTAACAACTGATGGAGTTTTGTAATCACTAGGTGCAAACTTCATATACAAAACACCAGTATTCTTGGTATTAGAAATTTGGTATGCAGTTGCAGTTACGTATCTAGAACCATAGTCATCAATAGTAATTTTAGGATTAGAGAATCTATATCCAGTATTACCAAACTGTCTACTCCAAGAAACGTTAATAGTTACATTATCATAGTTAGTTTCACCAATAATAATTTCACTCGTTCCCGCAGGATCATTAACACCAACAAATATACAGGTGTTATCACTTGTAAATTTAAGGTCTGTTAATTGTTCTGATCCTGATGCAGTACATATCTTACGTTTTTCTTTAATAGCACCCTGTTCATCTAACAAAGCAATCCACATATCATCTGGATTTGGAGAGTTAGTATCTGTTGTACCACCAACGTATATTTGACCGTTATCATCTATAGTTAAGGATGATATATAATCTCTTCTTGAAGAACCAGATATACCTGCAATTTCACGTTGCCATACAGGAACAGCAGTAGGATTGTTCTGTGCATCAAATCCAGAGGTATATTTAGCAACAACTAGGTCTGGATTGTATGATAAGTTGACATTATTAGGAATTGTTTCACCAACAACGTAGATAGAATGTGGTGATGTGTTTTCAAGATAAATTCTGTTAAATACACAACGTTTATCTCCCGCAGCAGGTTGTAGTGGTGCCATTGTACGTGTCCACAACAATCTACCATCACTATTGAATTTTGCAAGTAATCCTGCTGAATCTCCATCAACATCATCTGCTTCACCGACAACATAGAATGTTCTATCATCAGCAGTAACAATATCTTTAAGTTTTACTATTTTCTCAATACCACTACTCTCATCTAATAATGTAAGAGCATAATTTGCTTTTTTATATCTTTGTGGATGACTTACTCTAACTTCTGGTGGATTGCTAGGTGTATATTCTGATCCAGAGTTAATAATATTAACTGTATTAACAGCACCAGATTCAAGTTGTACAAGTTCTAATTTAAAATCTTGACCAGTTCCTGTAACAATTTCGTAAGTTGGTGGAATATCATCATTATATCCAAGACCTTGTTGACTAATATTTACTGTTTCAACACCAGATACAACTTTTACTCTAAATGTTTTGTTTGTTTGATCAATAATAGGAATACTATCAACAATAATTTCATCATTAACTCTTAAATCGTGTTCACCAGTAGTTGTAATCTTTGCTAACGGTGAATCATTAACCATAGATGAAGTGTACTGACTGACATCAATACCTTTTACAGCATTTACTTTAGCAGATGCACCATATCCACCAGTTCCTGTATCGTCAAAGAACAACTTATCATTAACTTTATATGATATACCTGGGTTTTCAACTACAAATCCACTAATTTTAGCATCTTCAAATTTAGTAGTAGTATCAATCTCAATATCAACCTGTGATCTAGTAGATACACTAGGGTAGTAATCAAATAATTGCAGTACAGGTTCTTCTGAGATATAATTTAATTCGTTTTCTTCTTCTGTTGATATAACACCATCTCTGTTAGTATCTTCTATTTCAAAGATAAACTCGTCACCTATCTCAGTTACAAGAGTATCTGTATCTTGGTTAGGTGTACGTTGAATATCAATGTCAACATCTTCATAAGGATCACGGAATCTAACAACATCAAGAGGAATATTGGTTTGTACAGCATCTTGACTATAGTTCCATTCGTCAGGTCTTGAATATAATTGTGGTCCACAGACATATGGGAATACAGGTAAACCTGCTTCTGATGCGTCAATGGAAACAAAATAAGCATAAGTTCCTTCAGGATATTCAGGTGTCTTACAATATCTACCATTATACTGATCTAAATCACCTGCTTGGAACACATACTCATAATCTTCTATATAAGTTCCTGCGGGTTTGTCTGATAATAGTGGTCCATCAGCACGAACTGGATTTGGATTGGTTGCACTGTCAAATAATAACGCAGGTTTTACTCTGTAAGAAGATACACATCTCTTAATACCAGATGACTGATCAGCAGCATCAATATAACCATATGGTCCGTATATTGGGTTTCCATCAAATGCCCAACCAATAATAGGAGAGTGTCTTAGTCCTGCTGAAAGTTCTCTAAGATTTCCTGATGATGGATCTTTAAATACATTATCACCAAGAACATAACGTAATTGTTTAGGATCTGATAAATGTGCATATTCACCACCATATTGTGTGTTATATCCTGCAAATACATAACCACGAGAAGGATCCATTAGTCCTGATAGTTCAGTTTCTAAGTTCTGTGTCCACTCAAATACATTTGCAGTAAATGATGCACCTTGACCAATAGATTCACAACGAATAGTTGTAAGACCAGTTGAATATCCTATACCTCTGTTCTCAACAGTAATACTTAAAACACGTCCTTTATCTTCACCAAATGTTCCTATGGTTGCTTTTGCAATAGCACCATAACCATCACCATTAATAATTACATTAGGAGGAGATGTATATCCACTACCTGAGTTAATAATAGCGATTGATACAATACGACCATTGATAATAATTGGTTGTGCAACAGCACCTTCACCAGAATTTAATTTAATATTAGGTGCAGTTGTATAACTTGATCCTGCTGTATCTACACTAATAGATTGAATAGGACCTCTTACCTCGGCAGTAGCAGTTGCACCTGTTCCATTGCCTCCTGAGATGCTTACAGTAGGTGCTGAGGTGTACCCTTGACCAGGTGTTTCAACAAGAACTTTACTTACAACTCCATTTGTAATAACAGCAGTTGCAGTAGCACCAAATCCACCTCCACCAACAATAGAAACTAATGGGGATGAGGTGTATCCAGAACCACCTGCTGTTACATCAACATTAAATAAAGAACCATTTACAACAACACTAGCAGCAGCACCAGATCCACCACCACCACTTATTTCAATTAATGGTTTAGAAGCAGCGTCATATCCTTCACCTGCATCTACAATATCAAAACTTGTAATTCCACCAAATTTTGTCTTAATTTGAGACTTATAAGACCAAACAGCAACACCATTTACCCAACATCCAATAGGACCAAATGATAAATCATCACGACGTGATACAGTATCAACAATTCTAGGAAATCTACTTAACTTTCTTTGGTTTCCTGGGAGTAGAGCAGACCCAATGAACGGACCAACTTTATAGTTTGGAATACCTGTTGTAGCAATATAAGAGTAATTTGAGTTGAAGAACGTATTTTGTACATTAGTTGTAAATTGTGCGATAGAGTTATTGATTGATTCTTCATCTGATTTACCTTTATTAAGGTCAACAGACATCAAAATGTTACCTTGAGGTGAATTAGGTGCAGGAGCAGATATTTGATATGAGAATACAGTAGCACTAATACGAGAAGTTACAGAAAACGTACCGTTAAATATCGTTGGGTTTGCACCATAGATTGTTACAGAGTCACCAACAAGAAGACCGTGATTATTTGTAGTGTAAACAGTTGCAGTCTGGTTATTAAGACCACCTGGTTCAATATTGTTTACAGAGATTAATTTTTTAACATTATATAACCAAGATGTAACTCTCTGATCTGTAGATGAAGAACCAAGAGATGCTACGTTTAATTTGTCACTAGGAAGATAATATGAACCAGTATCAGTAAGAACTGTTCCTGTTGCTTCAGCAATACCAAGAACACGTAATTTTACTTCAGTATCTAGTCCTCTATTGATATAACAGAAAATATCAGAGTAAATTGGAGTACCAGAATCCCAATCTTCTACAATACCATTTTTAGAACGTGTACACTCAATAAACTGGTTTAATGATTTTTCTTTATATTGTATTCTTTCACTATCACCCATAATGATGATACCGTTTCTTTCTGGCCACCCAATAGTAGAGTCAACAGTTATAATAGACTCAGTTGTCGTTAGTGGTTCTACAAGAGTGGTTTTATAAGGTATTGAGAACTTACCTTCTAAAGTTTCCTCAGATATTGATAATTCATAGATTGTTCTATCACCAGTGTTGATTGCAATAACGTTTTCAACTAAACATACAGCATTTCCAACAGTTGTATCTACAGCATCTGCATATTGGAATAATTGAGAGTCTAAAATATCAACTGGATTACCACTTATCAATTCAACACGAATAATAGTGTCAACAGACCAAGTTGCAGCAGATGGTTTGATTAATTCATCTTTTGGATATGAAACATCAACATTTTCAGAGAATAATATTTTAAATAAGTATTCTGTAGCAGTTTTTGTACCTTTAGAGACATAAAAGTCTTTAATTGTCTTAACAATCTGTGGAGCGTTGATTGTAGTGTAATCAATATCAGCATCAGGTAAGAATTGATTTACAAAACGTTCATATAGTGTTTTTGCAAATAAAGAATCTAAATTTTCTATAGAAGTTCCAACTTCGTGTGAAGATTGAATACTTTGTGCTTCATTAGTAAATACTTGGTTTCCTCTAATATCATATGAAGAAACACCAGAAACTCCTCTTTTACAATTCTTAAATTGTGATGGTTGATATTCAGAACCGTGTGAATGAACTGTAAAACCAGTTATTTCTTGAAATCCAACATCACAAGACGCTGCTGCTGCTTTTGGACTTGCGATAAAGACTTGTGGAGGTTCAGTATCAGAATATCCATCACCAAAACTTGTTATATTAATATCAGTAATTTCACCATTGAATATTGTTGCAACAGCAGTTGCTCCAGTTCCACCTATTGCTTCACCAGATAAATTCTTTCTATTATCAACAATATAAACAGATGGTGCATCATTGTAACCAGATCCACCAGTTAAAAGTTGAATATCAGTTAATTTACCACCAGATACCTTAACATCAAGTATTTGAGCACCTATAGGATCAATAATACGACATCTAGGAGGAGTTACATATCCTCTACCAGGAGAAATCATTTCAATCCTGTCTACTCTGCTCTGATCATCTAAAACTGCTATGGCAGATGCTCTAATACCAATAGGATCAACAGGAGCATCAATATAGACTTCTGGAGCAGTTGTATAATGTAATCCTTTAGTTAATACTTGGATAGATCCATCAACTACCTTTCCTTCCGAGTCAATTTGAGCATCACTAATAGTTGCACCTGCTGCATTTGTAAAACTAATGGATGGAATAGTGTCATATCCAGATCCAGATGATTGTACGTTAATTCCTGTGACTTGACCAGTAGCATCATCAACAGTTACAGTTGCTTTTGCTATAGAACCAGAAGGATCTGCGGGTGTATCAAATACAACTACAGGAGGGTTAGCAGAAGTATAACCTTGACCACCATCAATTAATTGTACATTCTTAATACCATTTACAAGTGCTTCAGCAGTCGCTTCTTTACCAGTTACACCTTCTGGAGTAAGAATAGTTACTTTTGGTGTGAAATTAATTCTATAATCTTGACCACCATTTTTTACAATTAAATCTGTAACTTTATTATCACTAACTCTAGCAATAGCAGAAGCACCTTTACCAAATTGAGGTGCAATTAGTTCAACAGACCTTACAGTAATCTTATCATTTAAAGATACTGCTTTTTTTAGTATTAAATGATCATTATAAACTGTGTAGTCAGTAAATGGTTCTTGAACCACTCCATTTACAGCAATCAAACAAGATACTGTAGATAAAGGTGTATATACAACAGTGTTTAACCTTAATGGAAGTATTTTTGCACCTACAAGGTCGTCAGTTATATTAATTACATCTAAAACTCTAACAGGAACACTTGTATAACCTATAAGATATTCAATCTTAGTTACTGTAGTTGATCCTGCAAGGTTTGCAGGAGGAGTTTGGAATCTAATGTTTGATCCATCAAGAAAATAATCAACATTAGGTTCTAACTGCAAACCATTTATTATAACACGTAAATACTCAACAGAACTTGGTGTAATTGGAGTTCCAAGTAGTTTTAATTGGAAACTTGTTTCAGTTCCATCAAATAGAGGTCTTATATTTTCTAACTCTTGTATTTTCTTATCAAATTCTAACTTATTGACACCTGGAGTAAATACAACCTCTGGTGATTTAGTTGTTTCTTCATAAAAAATAATTTCATTATCAATCTTTATTGTTCCATCTTTCTCAAGAAAATTATCAACAGTTTCTACAGTAATATTTTGATCAGTAGCACCTATGCGATCTAAAACAATAGATGATGAAGAAATAAAGTTAGGATCATATTCGTCACTTGAAATATCTGTATAACTTAAAATATTGTTTAAAATATCATACGGTTTACCACTTTTCTCCTGTGACTTGTAGTATTGTACTAGCAAGTCTACAAAAGACTGATCCTCTTCTTTTATAAACGCAGGGATCTGGTCCTGTAACCGTTGGGATACCTTAACTGACTTCATCTCTTATTATTTTTGGTGCTTAGAAGCAAGTGTCAAACTCAGGGTATTCAAATACCGTGGTTGGATAATCAATTATATTTATCGAGGTTCCGTCAAAGTTAATTGGAGTAAAGTCTAACGGATCGAAGTTTGGAATATTAGTTCCATCAATGGTGTAATCTATAGTAATTACTTGTGGGTTGAAAATAGTAGGATCTACACCAGTTCCTATATTTACATTACCACTATCTAGCAGAACTGTAACAGGAATACGTGTTGTTCCATCAGGAGTACTTGCTACGTCTATAGGACCTAAACAAACTTCTCCAGTTTTATAATCTACGGTTCCAACACCAGATTTAAGAATAACTTCTTTTTCATCAAGTTTTGTAACCATTATCAAACTACCTCTACCATCATCTCTTACGTTTACTGGTAAAAGTGCACTAGCATCATTTTCTACAAATGTACTGATACTCAATACTGAGTTTGTAGTTAGTTGTTGAGATGATACAGCAAGATCTAGTAAATTTTCTGTATAACCTGTTGAGTAGAATGTACCAGTCTTTACTGATGAGAAATTAGGACTACAAGTTATTCCTCCAGATGAGTCAGAAGGATTACCTGCACCAATATCACCAGGATTAACTATGGAGTTACCAAAGTCTACACACTGAGTAAATGTGCTTCCAAATGGGAATCCTGTAACATTTAAACCAAGAGTCATAGTGGTTTGATTACCAACTATGGAATTTTGTGACTGGTCGATCATTGTTTGGAACGCAGATCTATCAATTCTTCCATTAAATCTATTTGCAGATCCTTGAGTATTGTACTCATCAATAGCACCTAGAACTCTAGAAGCAAGTTCATTATTAGAAAGTGTTGTTGAAGTACCATCAAAGAACACATAAGTCTTAGGACGTATGTATAGAGTTGTAGGATCGATAATAACTGGTTCGATCGCTGCCATAGAGTATTTCAACAAATCATTCTTAATACGCTTCTTAGTAGTTGCGTTTAATGCAGCACCAGACTTAGTTTTTACAGCAACAAAGACCTTTCCGTAAACTGGTGGATAGATTCTTTCTCCACCATATGCAGTAACAGACTTTGCTTGAGGATAAACCAGTTTAGTAATGTATTCATAGTCGGACTCCGTGACTGCTCTGTTTTGAGCACTGAATGCCCTTGGAGCATTGTACTTGATGGATATAACATCTTCTCCCATTTCACCGTCCTGAGAGGCATCTACGGTCGCTAGAGAGATGTTAGCAGATGATACAGCACGACCAGTATTATCTCTTACTTGACCTATAAAAGTAAACTTCTTACAACCATTTGCTTCTGGTCCATCTGTTCTAACATATTTCAGTCTTATAACCTCACCTGCAATTAGTTCTCTACCAATAACACCATCACCAAATATAATTGTATATCTTAAATCGTCAGTTTCTTCTAAGAAATATCCACGAGTTGTTCCGTCAACATTAACAATATTTGTAATTTGGTTATAAGTGTCAATCTCTTCACTCTGAGCGTTAGGTGAAATAGACACATAAAGTAAGTCTGTATCTATGTTGTCAACAGGAATTTCATATTTTCTTTTTTTAACATCAACAACATCATACTCATATGAAAGTAAGTTTCCTTGATATATGATTGTTTTGTTAAAAGATGCAATACCAGTCTGTTGATCTACCATTTGAGTGATCTGTTCTGGAACAGTAAATGTAAATGCTTGACCATCAACAGATGAAACAAATACATCACCCGCAGGAATAGTTACAGTAGATGGATAAGTGGTACTAGCACCAACAAATGTAGTTTGTACAGAAAAAGCAACACACGCTTTTGCTGCTTTTATTGATCTAGGTGTATAATTTAACTGTTTTGCTATCTTTACTACGTTGTCTCTTATTGTTGCTGACTCTAAAAATGCTTCGTTCATCGCCATATTAGCGTTGAAAGCAGAATAATATGTATTATATGCTAGTACGTCTAGTAGATATGAAGCAGCAGAACCTTCAAAATCGTAATCAGTGAACTCAGTTCGAGTTCTCATATAAGATTTGATAGATTCTTTTATTTCCGAAAAATCTAAAGAAGTTAAATTTGAGGGTATTGCGGGCATTTATATTGTCTCCAATAGGAAGTCAACAGTTTGTATCAAGGTTTCACCAACAATAGTATAGTCAAATTCAACACGAAGATTGTTTTCATCTTCTGGGTCATTAAAAACTCTAACTTGACGAACATTAATTCTTGGTTCTAGTCTTTTAACGACGTTGATGATTTCTTCTTTTATGTCTTGTGCTAGAAAAACATCATATGGTTCAAATAATAGTTGTCTCAAACGTGATCCAATCTTAGGTTGAAATGGTCTTTCACCCATTCCAGTTAATACTAAATTACGTACTGATTGCTTAATAGCGTTTTCATTCTTAACCACAGTAAAATCTTCAGTATTCGGATTTGCTCTCATCTGAATACTGAAGTCTTTGAATTGTCTGCTAAGAGTTCGTTCTGCTCTGAACTTGTACGCCATTACTCAAAACTTTCATTTGTTTTAAGTATTTATCACGTTCGGGCATAGTTACTAACCATCCACCAGTTTTAATAAAATCTTCACTCATATCTACTCGAATCATTTACCTTGTCCTCGATAACGTTTTTTTGCTTTGTTACGAGAAGTTGCAGAATACTTACTGTGTTGTCCTCTGCCTTGTCGTGTTTTTTTAGGTTTGGATTCAATAGTTTGACCCATACTGAAAGTTTTTGCCATAGTAATAATGTAGTTTTATAAGAGGGCACTCCTTCTAAGTGGAGATCTTTTGTACTCCCTCAGTGTGAATGACTATAATCTATATCTATATCTATTCCTGACGCATCAGGAATCTCTGGCAAATCTTCTTCTTGCCCTTCTAACATTTCCTTCATCCATTCGTCAAAACTTTTCGTTTTAGTCTTTTCCATTGGATTAACCACAGAGAACAGTAGGTGAACCATAAGCAACAACCGATTTACACGGCCAGGATACTTTTGGTAATCCTGCACCTAATGGGTCTAGCATTCTGGCAACTCTTCTCTTAAGGGCAAATACTGTAAATGTAGTAGCGTTTAAAATTCTTTCGTGACCAATACCACCTTTATCTTCTATAGTCAACAATCCGCAAATTATTGGTGTTGGAATAATACACATTGCTTTTCCGCAGGGACACAAATAATTTATGATATTTGTAGTAGGAGATATGTGCGGAGTAAAAACATCCATCTCCAACATAATAGGAAGTTTATTTACTAATACTAATGATCTCTCAGGTGTCAATCCAGTTAGAGGAATCAATGGAGTGGGTGGCCACCAACAAGTTTTATCTTTTATCTCGATAGTAAATGGTATGGGTGGACTTCCGCAAGGTTGTTGAGCGTGAATAGTTGAAGGTATAGGAATCCCGTGCCCACTACAAGGTAGACCATTATGACTTGCAACTGGCATTGGTTTTCCCATTTTAGAAAGATGCGTCTGAATAGTCTTCTGCTTTTTCAAAAACAGCAGAGTATGTGAGTTCATCCGCAAAGTAGGACTTATATATCCTACCCCAGATGAGATCAAACTCTTCTTGGTTTAAGTTTTTGAATAAACACTTCTCGTTTAGATAGATGTGGTAAGTTGGAGTCATTAGTCGAACCTTAAATCACATTCATCAAAGTAAGGGTTTCCGTAGTTGTTCATTGTGTCATCTAGTAACTTTGTGCTCGCTGCGGAATAATTACGATAGAGTAATGTACCCTCGTAGGGTCCCATCTCTATATAGTTGTCCGCGTTGACTAAGTTTGGATCTATGGATATAGCAGCGTGTACTACTTGGTACAGAGCACTACCGTTTGTACCACTACACGCTTGTAATGGTGAGGAACTACACAAATCCGCTTGTGAAAGAGCACTTCCACCTCCATCATATCCCTTATTAACATCTAGCACTCCATCCGTAACAAAATTGTGCCAACACGGATTAGGTAACTTTCCTCCGCTACACGCTGCGATTGATACGGTGTTATAACCGTAAGTGAAGTTAGTACTTCCTCCATATCCGCTAACATTGTTTCCTATCCACGTTTGTAGTTGCCCTAACTCCGTCATTCCAGATAATCCGTAATCAAATGTATTTTCATCACCGCCAAGAGGAACAAATGCGTATTGACCTGCGGAGGTTTGATAACATCTACCCTCTGCATCTCCTTGGAAACAAGGATGTGCTTTTATTCCATTAGGTAGGTTTGTAATCTTCCTAGGACGTGTTAATGTGGGTGCAGGTAGTGTTTTAAGGAAATTGTTAAAAGCAGTGCTTACAGACGCTCCTGCACCGCTTACATCGCCTTCTATCTCCATAGATACACGTACCCTTGCAGTCTCTTGTTGACTAGCACAATACTTGTAAGGCATAAACCCAAATAATGACTTTTCACCATCAGCATCTAGTGTTACATAAGGACACGGTATGTCAAAGAACCTTCTTACGTGAAATATGTTTGGTTGTTCCCATTCTTCACACCCTTGCGGATATAATGACTCTATTCCACCCGTATCTGCGTTAACTTCATCAGATGTTTCACGGGACATTTGCCACATCTGCGATATTTCCGCGTTTCTTTCGTTAAAGTCTGGTGCATATCTCCGCACACTTGCAAAAGTAGTGTCTGTATCGTAAATATTATTAATATCACTCCATCCAGGTGCAACTTCTAGGTTAATACAGTTCTTTGGAGTAGATTCACAGTCTTTACTCATCTCTTCTGGGTTAACATCTGGCATATTAATGTAACTTGTGACTGTTCCTTCACTTCTAGGTTGATCATACTCAGGAATATCTTCTTCAAAGTTATCTAAATTGGCATTTACCTGCTCTTGCATCTCAGGATCTAATTGTCCAGTCTTTAAAGTTGAGTTATATTGTAAATCTAAATCTTGAACTTGGTTGTCTGTACCCCTTTCTTCTAGTTGTTCCTCATATCTTTCTGCAACTAATATCTTTGGTTGAGACGCAGGACTGTATCCTTGACCAGGATCTTCAATAATTACGTTTATAATACTACCTTGATCGTCTAAAACTGCTCTTAACTGTGCTTGTCTTAACGTTCCTCTAAATCCAGACTCGTTTTTATAGGATTCATTAAGAATAGATGCTGTTCCGTCCTTGGAACTTTGCTCTCCATCCTTAAAATCTGGGTCTTCTACCGCTTTTGACTGTAAATTTATACCTGTATCGTTCTTAAATATCTCTTGACGGAACTTCATATCGTCTGCAAACCCTTGTTCACGCAATGTTTCTGGAAATTCTATCGCAAGATCGGGATCTTTGTAGTCTTTTCCGCTATTAATGATGTTAATTGACGCAACTTTTCCTAATTCATCAATTCTTGCCTCTAAAAATGCCTCATCTAGGTTACGATCTGGTATAAGTGCACCCTCTTTTAGTGAAACTGGTACATAAGATACTCTTTTTGGGAACTCATACACTCCCCAGAACGCTGCTTTGTCCTTTATACCGTATCCTGCTAGTACATTTATACTCCCGCCATTGGTTGAAGTGAAAGATTGGTTGTATGTGAACGCATTTCCTGCGGTTTCATTGTTTATTTGGGTCAATTCCATATATCCGCAGTTCATTTCATCACCAAAATAGCGACACGCACTAATCATCCAGTTGTTTATGCGTTCTCCCACTCCAAAAAACCCAGTGCTAGAGGTATATCTAAAAAATATGCGGTGTTCATCAGTGCAAGTTCCCCAGAATGACTCATTTGCACCTACTTGGTTCTGAGGAGCATCAACATATATCCTAGTCTTCTGTGTAACCCACGCACTCTCTTTTATAGTGTAATTGAAGGTATGATATTCATAAGTAGGTTGCTGATTAGAGTTTTGTAGACAAGGAGCGTTAGTTGTGAGGAAATTTATACCATATACGGGTCCATTCCACGGATATGAGGTATCATAGAGGTAATATACGAATTGTCCCTCAAAAGCATCGTGAAAATTGAGTGATTTTGGTACGGAACCTTTTACTGGTCCGTTTTTTCCGTAAAACCACTCATAATACGCTGCTGTACTCAATATTTCTACGTTAGAACCACCCCAACCTGACTGAGATGGGTTATCCATCGATTCTAAGTAGTCTCTTTCCCCATAATTACCCGCTTCATCCCAATTATACCATCCTGCACGGGAAATTTCCCCAGTATTCCTCGGTCCACCTAAATTTTCTATTCTTTTCTTACCTCTTGGACCTGTAGAGGTCATTACATACCCAAAAATGCCCACATATGCGTATTGTTGCTGTCTAGCATCCAAACAATCAGGAACTCCCGCAACTCCTACCTCTAAATTTACCTCAGTTACGGGATTTATTGTATAAAATGTATCAGGACCACGGTTTACTCCGTTTGGTAACTTATATTCATACAGAGGAGTTACACTTTCTCCTCCTTTTAGTAAACCAGATGAGTTAGCAGCACTTTCAGATGTCCAAATATACCCTAGTAACTCTCCTCCGCTTCCTGTAGTTAAATATGTATCATTATTTACGGAATCATAGTTACGGTACACAGCGGAAGTACCTGTTTGACTATCTTTCATCAAAGAGAAGTATGCTGCTGACCTTTGACGAGGTTCTCTGTTATAGGAACGGAACTCTTCCTGAGTATCCTCCATAACATCACTCTTTGTATATGCGTGATCACGCTGCTTACCACTATAGTACCTAAAGATAGTGGTTCTCTCTGCATTACAGTTATCTAAACACACCTCAGTAGGTTCACCAAGGTAAAATACTTGATCTTTACCAAACTTGTACCCACCAGGACCTACACCTTGAAACTGTATAGTGTATCCTGCGGGTACATTAGTTCCAGTGTATGTCTTAGTATAATCTTCAGAGTCAACAGGGTTCATATAAGAACGACCTGTTTCTAGAATCTTAGCGGGCATCCATTTGTGCTAGAGTTTCTTCAATTTTATTTAGTCTGTCAAAAATAGTATCAAATACCTGTAGTAGATTACTGTGATTATCGTTTCCAGGAACTTTATATTGTATCATATCAGCACCTCTACTTAAAAATGCTTCTATCTGCTGAGTACGGTTAGCAAGGTTAGTAGCAGTCTTTGCTATCATCTCAAACCTCCACTCGTTCTCCTCCTCTATAGATTTAAAGTTAGGCACCTCTATATCTTGAGGTATTACTAGATCTTCTTGGTTTTCCATTAAAAATAATTAAAATTCAATACTACACGGAACTTTTGGTCTGTGCAACTGGTACCTGCGTGAGGTGTATTCACCTTAAATTGTAGCAAACGATTTGCCTTACTGTCAACTTTAGTACCGTCTTGAAAGTATGTATAACCATTATTGTCATTTAGATAGTATATTGCAGTGGTAGCACCTTCAAATTCATTAGACCCATACTCACCACAGTCTGTATGAAAGTCATATTCCTGTAGTCTATCTGTATGGTGGTTTAGGTTTGCCTTTATACGTATTAGTGCTCTTGGTTGTAATCTGTTTATTATAGGTAATACCTTCTCATACTGAGGTCCTAGAGGTTGTCCTCCTCCATATACGTAGTTTACCATTTGCCAGTTATATATCTCTTTCGCTTGCAACTCAGGATCTACCATTCGGGCAACGTGCATTACCTTCGCTTGGTTTACATACCACGGAAAGTCTTGCCCCGTAAAGTAGTCTTGGATCTCCTCAAATTCGTTCGGGGGGAGGAAGTTATCGATTAGTTCAAAATTCATCACGATTTCAGAATAGTTACGACGACGCGGGGGTAACGATTCTCACGTCAGACCCCTCTAAATGCCTCTCTAGTGGTCACAAACATAGTGTCCCCTATATCTGGACACATTCGGTGTTATTCTATCTAATATTTCTTCACAATCTTCATACTCCACAGACTGATACTGTGACAGTGAGTTCTTATACAAGTCTACTGCCTTGTAGATTAAACCAAGTTCTTTTGAGTTAAATGTCATCTGCCTTACGGATAATAAAATGATCGTCCTCTATATCATATTGTAACATATCTCCTACTCCCCATCCAAGTTCTTCAACTATCGTATCTGGTATCTTAAAAGTCATTTCACCATAGTCATCTTCCTCGATGGGAACTAGAAATCGTTTACTCATTCTTTCGTAAAATATAGCGTATCAATGGTATATAGGATTTTATGTATTCTAGATTACTAACGTACGCATACTTGTGTTGAAGTATTAACCCATCACCCAAATATATCGCTGCGTGCTTTATTTTATCACCCCCAAATGAGAAGCATATCACGTCGTTCTTTTTCAAAATACCTGAGTCAAATTCACAGTCACCTTCTTCTTTCTCGAAGATAATGCTCCAACCCTCTCCTTCTATATCCTCTAACTTGTATTCCCTAACTGTAAGAGAGTAGTCCTGAGAGAACTCCTGTACTCCAGTATCCTTCATATAATCATAGATGAGTGTGAAACACCCTCCACCCCTTTGCTGTTTCCAAGGGCGACCTAACCAAGGGGAGTAATCATCCTCGTACTTTTTTAGCAAATGGTCCATACGTAAAATTTTTTTTGGGATTTTTTTTATATATCAGGGTACCTTAAATGCGTTTTCGATAATATATCAAACCCTATACTTTTGTAGGTTAGACAAAATGGAATTTTTTAATATGCCACTTTGCCAACTGTCACAAGGCGAAAATGATAATCGTTTTCATTCTCACCTGTGTCACTTATTGAGAATGGTGCTATTAGTATAAGCACCCCTCATTAGGAAATTGTAGTTTCTCGCCATCTACTAGGATCGCATTTTCTTTTCTGAGATATGCAAGAGTTTCAGATAGGTATTTGTTAGCACCATACACGCCCATAGTAAATTTTTCCATATTAAATCTTTTCTGAAAATATTTTGTCTGTGTGAACTGTCTCCAAGTGATGTTATTAAGATTAATAGTTTCCATAGTGGGTTAGTTAGTGTTGTTATATTAATTATAGCGAATAATTCTAATATATGTGAATATCTGGGAATATATGTTAAGTTGCAGTTATTATGACATAGTGTAACAGAATAGGTAGAAAAAAAATCCGTTTCGTGCTAACTTCCTAAGACTCCTATTCCTAGAGATATTTAAAGAGATATAAAATTATAAACTATATTTTTTTATACCTTTTTATTAATAGGGTTTTTTGCTTACTTATACCGCAAGTTTTTAAAATGATCGTTTACTTTGTTCCCATCTATATGTCTCACTTGCTTATGTTCTATAGGGTTAGTTAGTCCACTTTCTGAAGTCTCCGCATTTAAAAAAGCACTTGCAACAAGTCTAGCAATTCTCCTTACTACGGTCTTACCGTTATGTCTCAAAGTT